TCCGGACTGCCTTTAACCACAGTTTTCAACACTTTCAACAATTCAACAGGTTTTCCACAAAAAGTTGCACAAATGATTTTGTGCATATTGCTACATTTTCAACAATTCAACAAGTTATCCACAAAAGTATCAACATCAAAATAATCCATAAAATATCGTTCCAAGGATAAAAATTCATAGTATTCAACATTTCAACACTCCCTACTACTACGACTACAACAAGTTATATATAATAGATGATGTTCGCAAATACACGTGCGTGCGTGCGCGTTTCGCGCGTGCGTGCGCGTGTACTGTGATTGAGCTTGTGATTCGCTTCGTCCCTCGGTAGCCCCTACGAGGGGCGTATACGAAAGGGGTCTCCCGTGGCGACGGGAGACCCTTTTTTGTTTTTATGATGCTTTTGTTTAGCCACGAATAGCTGTGAAGTTTAGTTGTGGGCCTAATCGTTTCTTGATAGGATTAGGCCCACTGACACCATTTAGAGAATTCCTCTTGCTTTACTAAAGCGTTCTCTGAGATTCTTTTCTTTGATTTTGCCTTGCTGTTCTATGGTTACGTCTGTGTTTGACATTTTGATTTTAAGTGCATTTATTGCACTTGACTGCCTTTTTTCTTTGACTTCCCATAGCCTTTTGGGATTCTCAGCTTCTTGCATCTTGTCAAAGTACCTTGGAATGGGTCTTTTTTTGCCGTTAAAATATAGCCCATCGTCTTTGTACATTTGCTCTTTGTGCTCTTGGTAGTAGTCGTATCCTAGACCCGGATTTCGTGACATGCAACAGTAAGGTGCTGGTAGCCCTAGCTCATTGTATCGTTTTGTGTCGTTGCCGTAGGCTTTTTTTGTCACATATCCCGCTACATACGCCATTGTTTCCGGTGACGCCTCTGCAATTATCACATTGCCCATTCCCCAGATCTTGTCTATTGTTTCGCTCTCAAAGTATGGATTATTGCCTCTTTTTTTCTTAAGGTCTGGTATTTCTAACCCATAATAGATTGCATGGTGATGCGGTCTTCCTGTGGTTTCGCCGTATTCGCCGCAATAAAAATATCTGAGGCCTGTACCCCATTTATCGGACATTTCTTGCTTTTTTCGGAGTCTTTTGTTAAAAAGTACCATGTCCTCTTGCAATAGGATTTGCACAACCTCTGGCGCGTCTCCCGTTGTCCACTGGTGTACTGCTCCACGTATAAGTTCGCCGGTTGCTCTTATCATTCCTGGCACATATTCTTGATTCCATGTAAGAGTGAAAAACCATGCTGGTGTGAGTGTTTTTGACTCCATCAACATTCTGGTCTCCCAGTCTTGTCGCTGTCTGAGTCTGCATCCCAGACACTTGCCGCATGGTAGCAGCATGACATCTTTTCTATATGCTAGGCTTTCGTATGTCGCCTCTGGATTATGCGCTCTTTCTCTGTATTTTTCTAGGGTCATGATTGACCCTGTTATGTTATGGTCGTTTGGGTTGTATACTCTGATAAGTGGTCTTTCACAGCTCATTTAAAACTGCCTCCCTTGCTGCCGCCGAAGCCCTGTTTATCTTTTTTGCCGCCTCCGGCTGCTGTGCTTTTGCCGCTGTTGTTGTTTTGGTTGAACCACTGCGTTAGGTCTGGAAAGTCTGTCTGGTAACTGTTATATCCGCTACTGTGCATCTCGCCTTTCGAGTCTGTCCAGTTCCAGCTTTCAGCCTTGGTTTTGCTGTAGTTTGCTACTGTGCCGGATATTGTCGGCATACTAGCTGATTGCGTTCCGACGCTCGGTGCGTTCATGCTGCTCTGTCCTATGCTTCCCTGCGCTCCGCCCGGCGTGCTTGCTCCACCTTGCTGTGCCGCTAGTATTGGGTTGATTCCTGCTTTGCGCATGTCTTCAGCGGCTCTCTGATAGCTTGTGTTACTCATTCTTTCTTGCCATGCTCTGTTTGCCGCCGCCTCTGCGGAATTGTAGTCCATTGCCGCGTCTTGCTGGATGCGGTTATAAACGCCTTGCTGAATTGCCCCCAGAGTGTTTAAGCCCAGAGCCATGAGCGAGTTTTTGTTGTTTTGAAGGCTCTGCATCCCCTGTGCTTGCTGACTTTGCCCAAGGAAGTATTTTGCAAGCTCCTGCGTCTGTCCCATATTGACGCCACTTTCGCTGGTCATGGTCGACCCGCCTTCGCCGTGTGCTTGGTTGTAACTGTTTGCTGCCGACCAACCGCTTCCCGATGTGCCTTTAAGCGCGTTGTAAATGCCTGTTCCTGCGTTTACGAGCGTGCTCACGCCGCCTAGTAATTTTGCGCCTGTTGCTAGTGCTGCTAAAAATGACATGTACTAAAATAGCCGGGTTTTGCCCCGGCTGCCCCCTTTCTTAGTGATGGTCGATGAGTCCCGGAATGGAGTAGACCGGCATACACCGCGTTGTTTTGTTCATGAAGTAAAAGTCTGCGATAAAATCGGGTTGGTCATTTCTCGCGAGAGTCCGCTTCATTTCGCTGTCGTTCTGCTCCATCCACGCCGTGCTCAGAGTAGGTAGTGCGTCGTAGTCCTGTGCATAGTGCCATGCATCGAGACTCTGTTGTGCGTTGCTTCTGAACAGTGCCGTGACTTTGCTCGGCTTATACCGATAGTCGGCCCATGCTTCCTGATAGCCGAATGCCTCATTGTCCTTTGCGTTGCCCTGTGCATAAATCTCTTTGTTGAGAATAGCTTGTTCGCCGATGTTTGCTAGTACCGGCCAGTAGTAGTCATATCGTCCGGTGCGGCTCCACATGCGCTCGATACCCTGCTGATAGGTCTGGTCGGTTCGTACCACTGCGAGTCCCATGATGAATCCGTGTTCCGTGAAGGACTTGGTAAACATAGGTTTGTTCATCGTGGTTACGCTCAGCGCCGCCGTGTTGCCCAGCGGACTCGTGTTGTCGGTCGAAGAGGTCTGGATAACCTGAGACACGTTAATAGGCAGTCTGTAGCCGCCCAGATACTCCGGAATCTGCATCCGGCTGTCAGGTGAGATAACTCCAAAGTGCTCTCTCAACACTTCGCGGTATCTCGTGCCGCCGCGTGCGTCCTTTTCCAGAAGTTTTTGGATTTGGAATGCCTGTCGGAGCTGGTTGATGGTTGCTGCGGTGACGCTGCTAAGGTCTGCACCCATGTATGTGTTGGCTGGTAGACCGTTTGCCATTGTTCCGTTTTTGTCCACCAGCGCTACTTCGATGGGACTTGCCTTTGCTATCCATGTGAACGTGTTTCTTACGTTTTTCAGCTCTTTCTCGCTGTATGCCTTTATCGGTGCTGCTCCTGCCAGAGGAAGTTGAATTGGCTCGCCTTTCTGCGGCTCCGGCAACGCTCCGGTGTAGTAGTCAAATACCTTTGCCGCTTTGAGAGGCTTTGCCAGCGTGATTGCACTGTCGTTGGTTTTGCTACCGTCGTTTTTGCCGGTTGTGGTTGCGTCCGTTACCTCTACGAGCGTCGGCTGCGTTACGTTTTGGTTTCGAAACCACTCGTTATAGATAAGGCCGTATGCCCGGCCCGGCAGAGCGCTCACGCTTATGCCCTTTACTTTGGTAGGCAGACCAAGATAGTCCGCCAAAGTTCCTTCTTCCCAACCTTCTGCCGGTGCTGTGACCTGCGGGACACTGTACTCTGTTTTAGGCGTCCATGCGGTTTCTTTGTTTTCGCCCATAAACTCTTTCCAGTGTTCCCACAGAAGTCTGTTCGGCACGAAGAAGAAGTAGAAGTCGCAGAAGGCATTGTCCATGACTGGAAAGATGGGCGTCGCCATACGCATGACACAGGCCATGTCGATTTCGTGCGTGTCTCCCGGTAATACCTCATCCAGATAAATCGGGATGAGGTCGCCCGTGTTGAAGGTGGTTTTGTTGTCGCTGTTGCGCTGGAATCTGCTTCGGCTTACTCCTACCTGCGGATTCTGTGCAAAGTTGTATTCACTGTTGCGGTTCACTCTGCTGCCTCCTTTTTCTCTGTCGCGTTTTCAGCCGGCTTTTCTTCCTTCAGGAGATCCATCTTGTCGGCCCACTCTTCCGTGCCGTAGGCCATGACGTACTTTTCCACGTCGTTGTCCCATTTGTTTTTGATTTCGATAGGCAGTGCTTCAAATTGCTTTTTTGCGTCCTCGATGCGGTTGTACCATGTGTGATAGTCCGTCGGCGCGTCGGTGATGTCTACCATCTGTTCGCTGTTCGTCCAGTCAAAACTGCCCAGTGCAGTCGGGTCGTAGGTCGCTCTTTTGATGATGTTTTCTATTTTGGTTTCATCCAGTCTGCTCTGGATGAGTGCATAGACGTCGTTTTCGCCGGTTTTCACCAGCTCCCTGCCGGTTTCGGTTGCTTTGTACTCATATTCGGGTTCGTGTCCGTTCCCGGTCAGACTCGTATGCCTCACGTGGCCGCTGTATGCGCTTCTAAACTCACTCATTGGGCTTGCCCTCACATACCAGCGTTCTGCTGTTGTCCATGATTTCGCCGGTTTCGTCATCCATGGTGCAGATGTAGCACAGCTGGAAGTCTTCCGGCTTCATGCTGATAAAGCTGTCTTTGTTCTTTTGCTGGCTCTCAAAGAGTCTGCTTGCGACTGCGTCGTTCTGCTGTTCGAAGAGTCCGCTGTAGCTCTTGGCCACTTTGTCGTAAATTGCATAATATTTTTTAAGCATTACAGTCTCGTGCCTCCTCGCATGTTTTTCGGGCTTACGTTGACGGCCTTGGTTTTCTTCGCCGTCTGAGTAAACACTTTCGTGTCTTTCGACTTTTTGACCTTACTCCTCTTCGCCATTGTTGACCCTCCTTCGGATTTGTTCCATCTCAATGTCATTCGCAAATGTTTTTTTTCTGAATGCCATTTCAATGTAAAACTTTGCGTCCTCGATTGTGGCGGCTTTGCATACATGTTTGTACGTTGTTTCGATTTCTTTGTAGGTTCTGGCAAGTACTTCTGCCAGTGTTTTGTCGGGCTGGTCCCGCACATTCCACGTTTTGGTCACCATGGTTACTCCTTGGGCTGGTTGCCCTCTACTGCGTGATAAATCTTGTCCAGCATGGCCAAGATTTTGCGGATGTTGTTAAACAGCGCGTCAATTTCCTTGAGAGTCAGAGCGGTTCACCTCTTTCTAAAAGTTATTTTGTATAAATGGTTTTGTATAATAGCACTTCTGTGCTGTTTAACCTTGGTTATTGTTCTATCCAGTTTTCCGGGTCGAGTGCTTCTGTTGTTCCCAGCATCTTTTTTTCGATGCGGTAAATTTTATCTTCGTCGTAATCGTAGCTGTATCTGTACTTTGCTGTTTCATAGTGTCCGTATTGGTACAGTTTTTCAAGTGCTTTTACACTCAGGTGATTCATGGATTTTGCTCTCATGTTTCTTACCTCTCTTTCTGTTTGCATTATACCACATGGTTCTTCTTTTGTCAATAGGTTTTTTAAACTTTTCTTTGAGGTCATGCGCTAGGCGCGGTGCGCCGTACGAAGAGCATGACGTGACTTTCTGGTTTCGCTCTCCGGACTGCCTTTAACCACAGTTTTCAACACTTTCACAAGAGGAAAATGCCGACTCG